GCCGATTTGTCAATCGTTACCCCGTGGGCCATGATGACATAGAGGGCTTTCGGTGCGGTGATTGTGCATATGAAATAGATAATTTAATTGATAATGAAGGGGGATAAGCATGAAAATTAATTTCACATTTGAAAATATAACAGAGCTTGAAGAGTTGGTAGATTCTGTTAGAGATATTGCGGATGAGTTAGAGGAAGAATCTCATGCATGGAATAGAGGCATAAAACAAGGAACGCCAATAAAAGAAGATGTGGCACTATATGAAGTAATAAAAAGACTAGAAAGCAAATTAAAGGGGGTGAAAATGAATAGATGGCCTAAATAAATACTAAAATAAATATTGACATGGATGTCATTATTTATTATTATATAGACATGAATAACAATAAGAGGTATAAAAAAATGGCAAAATTAAACACTTCAAAAATAGGCACAATTGGTGAGTTAATCGGCTCTGCATGGCTAGCTGCTAAAGGCTACACAGTACACCGCAACACAGAACCAAACGGGCCTATTGACTTGATAGCAGAAAAAGACGGCATGGTATTATTTATAGATGTTAAAGTTATGGCGGGCAGAATGAACGGAACCGCTAAAAATGGCTATGGCTCTAAAAGTGCAAGCCGTGAAGATGTAAGTATATTATATGTACATCTAGGCCAAATGCGTTGCAGGTTCAAAGGCACAAAAGAAAAACCAATAGCAATATGGACCAGTATTAAAGATGAGCTTCAAGCATCCGCAAAAGATGAGCTTGTAACATTTTTAGACGCTGTTTATTCTGATAAATAATATCCGTAAATGGGGGCCGCTTGTAAGCCTAGGGCGTAAGATATCAGCACCTAGTTAAGCGGCTTTTCATATTACATGTAAAACAAAAAACCAAGGCGGCAAAAATTCACAATTGCCCAATTATATATACACCTATAAGACAATATATCCAATTCATAGGGGTCATATATCATTTTACAATATACGCCCGCAATAATTAGATTAATAAATAATAGTCTATATATTAACACTCACCCGCAATATATAAATTAATCAAGGGGCTTCATAAGCATTTGCTAATATACGGCATACAGACAGGGGCTGATTATCAGATTGAGCGATATCTGCAAGCTATAATTATATTATATACTATCGTATAGACAAAGTCAATAGAATAATTAATTATTTTTGTATAGCATATTAGAATATTCGGATATACTAATATACCCTAATAAAGGTTGACAATAATATAATAATAACATTATACTTAGGTATGGGCGGGCGGGTAAATATATATATATAATATAAATAAATATATAAATAATACTTGCACACCAATATATATTATGTTATAGTATTTATATAAACAAATAAGAGGTATAACAATATGAATAAATTTGAACTAATAGGCGAACACATGACAGAGACAGAGAACGCACTTGAGAATCTGATTAATGTTAGAATGCTTCACCTAGGTGAGGACAGAGAAACCGCTACAAGGGAATCTATGCACTACTTAACAGTTACGGGCATACTTAACAAGTAATTCCTCATAAGAGGCCCTCACGGGCCTCACAGGGAATATAAGTATATTAGCAAGTTCTAATATGCCGCCCTTCGGGCATGCACCATTGTGTTACATTAGTACATTAGTATATTAGCATATTCTAATATTGCTGCCTCCGGCAGGGCCAACACCTCGCTTCGCTCGGGACTACCTGCTCGCTACGCTCGCAGGGGGTACGACCCCCTTTATAAAAAAAAGAGTTTGCGTGTCTATTAGTTCACACAGCGGTGGGAAATATTAATCATATGAACACTATTTATAGACATTCGTATAGCCAAAAAAAATTTTTAAAAACACAACATATAGTTGTTTTTGGAAAAAAAATCACTATACTTAGTGGTGGATAACTATGTCTACTGAAAAGCAAAGAATAGAAGAGATAATATCCACCCTAAAGAAAAGGCAAGAAACCAATCGCCTCAACTATTATCAGCCCTACAGATTTCAGAAAAACTTTCACGAAGCTGGCTCCGAAGCCAATCAAAGATTATTGATGGCGGCCAACAGGGTTGGCAAATCATTTGTGGGGGCAATGGAAATGTCTATTCATTTAACAGGTGAGTATCCTGAGTGGTGGAAAGGTAAAAAATTTAAAGGGCCTATTAAGGCCTGGGTTTGTGGTGCCAGTAACGAAACCACAAGAGACATTTGTCAAAAAGAATTATTCGGGCAGCCCGACAACCCAAGGGATAAAGGGAAAGGCTCCATCCCTAAACATCTCATTGGTGAAACCACAAGGAAGCCAGGAGTGCCAAATGCACACTCGTCTGTCCTTGTTAAACATAGAAGCGGTGGGTGGTCCAGGGTTGCCTTCAAAGCCTACGAAATGGGCGCTGAAAAATTTATGGGGGAGTCAATTGACCTGGTTTGGTTAGACGAAGAACCACCACAAGATATTTATTCACAATGCATTACAAGAACTTTAGACAGGCGTGGACAAGTCTATTTGACATTTACGCCCGAATCAGGAATGACAGAAGTCGTTCAAAACTTTACAAGCGATTTAAAGCAGGGGCAGGCCCTAATTACAGCAGGATGGAATGACGCAGAACATCTAACCGATGATATGAAAGAGCAAATTCTAGCTGCACTACCACCTCATGAAAGAGATATGAGGTCAAAAGGTATTCCTATGGTAGGCTCGGGTCTTGTTTTCCCTATACTAGAAGAGAATTTGGCCTGTGAACCTTTTGTGATACCCCCACACTTCGGGAGGATTGCAGGCCTCGATTTCGGTTATGACCATCCTACGGCAGTTGCCTGGATAGCCTGGGACAGAGACAAAGATATTATCTATGTCTATGATGTTTACAAGATGGCAAAACAAACGCCTGACTATCATGCAAGCAAGATTAACGAAAGGGAAGGTAGCCATTACATCCCAATAGTATGGCCACATGATGGATATCAACATGACAAAGGTTCGGGAATAACTTTAGCAGAACAATATCGTGCTGCACATGTTCATATGCTACCTTTTCATTTCGAAAATCCACCAGCACTTGGTGAGAAAAAAGGCGGCAACTCAGTTGAAGCAGGAATCATGGATATGCTGGCCCGTATGGAGCAAGGCAGATTCAAAGTATTCAACAACTGCTTAGAGTGGTTTGAAGAATACAGGTTATATCATCGTAAAGATGGAAAGATAGTTAAAATAAAAGATGACTTAATGGCTGCTACAAGATATGCAGTAATGAGTCTAAGACACAGTACAACAGAGACATCTAAGTGGAATAGCAAAGGTAGACTAGGCCCTGATGTTGCAATAGTTTAGGAGATAATTATGCCAGGACCACTACCAATTATAGGAGCTTATGCTACTGGAAGCACTTTAGGTAATTACATTAGCAAAAGAATAAAAGATAAAGATAAAGATAAAAAAGAATCTTTAAAAGACTTTGTTAATAGAAGAGAAAGAATGAAAAAGAAAACATCTGCTGCTCAAAGATTTAAAAACAAATATGGTACAAGCAGATACGGCAACTAGCAGGAGACAAAATGTTAAAATTTAAAGGTAGAAGAACAGCTGGCAGTAAATTTCACGGGTTTGGTAAGAAAAAACCAAAACCAATGACTAAAATAAAAAGAAAAACTGGTAGAAATGAAGTTGATGCAGGAACAAGAAAAAGAGGATTTAGATTTAAAAAATAATGGCTAATCTAATTGCATCACCTGCACAAATGGCACTCAAACTCAGAGAAGTAGAAGAGAGACTTGAAAAAGTTGAAAAAGAACTAGAAACATTAAAGGCAAAGAATGGCACACGAACCAAAAAAAATGACAGAAGATGAATTAGTCTCGCAACTAAACTCTGAAATACAAGGAGCAACTGGTTACGCAAACACAGAGCTTTCTAATCAAAGAGAGGACGCTATGAAATATTACTTAGGCGAGCCTTTTGGTAATGAGATTGATGGACGCTCTGAGATAGTTACAACTGATGTACGAGATACAGTCGAATACATCATGCCAAGCCTCATGCGTATCTTTACTACGCACAACAATATTGCTGAGTTCGAGCCACAAGGCCCTGAAGATGTACAAATGGCAGAACAGGCCACTAGTTATGTCAATTATGTTTTTAACAAGCAAAATAATGGCTTCAAAGTTCTTTATGACGCATTTAAGGATGCACTAATCAGTAAAACAGGCGTTGTAAAACATTATTGGGAACAAAAAGAAGAAATTACTACAGAAACTTACACAAATTTAACTGAAATAGAGTATCAATCTATTTTAACAAAAGATGAGTTTGAAGTTATAGAACATACAGAAAACATCATACAAAAAGAAGTTGTCGATGATTTTGGCAACCTTATAAGCCCAAAAGTTGTAGAACATGATGTAAAAGCTAAGTGTTATAAAAATTATGGCCAAGTCAAAGTGCTTTCTGTACCACCTGAAGAATTTTTAGTCTCAAGAAGAGCAGCATCACTGGAAGATGCAGATTTTGTTTGTCATAGAGTTAAAAAATCCATTAGTGAATTGATACAAGAAGGTTATGACCCAAGTTTATTACACGATTTGCCAGGTTATAATCAATCAGAGGCTGAACTCAACGAAGAGAGACTGGCTAGATTCAGCTATGATGATGATTCAGTACCACCGCAAGAGGGACAAGGTGCTAACAAAAAAGTTTACATAGATGAATGCTACATTCGTATAGATTTTGATGGCGATGGCATAGCAGAACTAAGAAAAATTACTAAGGGCGGTAATTATATCTTAGACAATGAAGAAATCGACATGATTCCTTTTTCAGCTATCTGTCCATTACCTATACCACATAAGTTTTACGGCATGAGTATTGCTGATACTGTCAAAGACATACAGCTAATAAAATCTACAATCGTTAGAAACTTATTAGACAATATGTATCTAACAAACAATGCTAGATACGCTGTTATGGCAGGACAAGTAGAACTAGATGATTTACTTACAAGCAGACCAGGCGGAATTGTTAGAATGAGAGCGCCAGGGGCAGTGCAGCCTTTACCAACGCCACAAATGCAACCATTTGCTTTTGAGATGGTAAAATATCTAGATAGCGTCAGAGAGGAACGAAGTGGTGTATCTAAGATGACACAGGGACTTAACCCTGATGTATTGACCTCTCATGTAACGAGTGGTGCTGTATCAGCAGCTACAGAGTCTGCAATGCAAAGAGTAGAATTAATTGCAAGAATATTTGCAGAGACAGGTGTTAAGGATTTATTTAGAAACATTTACACACTCATACAAAGATACGAAGATAGAAAAAAAATATTTTATCTAAACGGAAACTTTATACCAATAGATGTTACTAAATGGAAAGATAAATTGAACTGTACTATAAATGTTGGTGTCGGAAGCGGTTCACAACAATCTAAAATGCAAACAATGTCTAGCATAATGACTATACTAGGAACATTGGTACAACAAGGTGGAATGGGAACACTTGTATCGCCAAAAAATTTATACAACGCTATAAGCGAATACATTGCACAATCAGGATATAAAAATACAGACCAGTTTATAACTAATCCTGAAATGATGCCGCCTAAACAGCCGCAACCATCTGTTGAGGAAAAAGTTGCTGCACAAAAAGCACAAGTCGAGTTACAAAAATTACAACTCCAGGCGAAAGAATTAGAAATAGAAACACAAATAAAAGCACAAGAACTCAAACTAAAAGCAAAAGAGTCTGCAATCAATCTTGCGCTAAAACAAAAAGAATTAGAAATAAAAGAATCACAATTACAACTTAACGAATCTGAACTTGCGTTGGAAGCTATACAGAATAGGCCGGTAGGAATAGGACCAACATAATGGCTTACCCTAAATTTAATCCTGAGTACAAAGGGGAAAGTAGAACAAAATTAATATCTAAAAAAATAAAAGTTCTCAAAAAGGAAGGTAAACCTCAAAAACAAGCTGTAGCAATTGCGTTGAGCATGTACCCAAAAAGCAAGAGGTTACCATTAGCATGAACGATAAGGATATCAAAACAGAAATAGAATTACTTAAAAGAGAAGTAGAAATAATTAAAACAAACCATTTGTCGCACATGGCAAAAGATATTGATGATTTAATGGATGATGTCAAAAGCATTAAGACAGAAGTCTTTAGATTCAAGTATATTGCTTATGGTGCGATAGTTGTGTTTGTTTTGATGAGTGATAAATTTAATGACATTTTGAGGTTAATATAATGCCATATCATAAAATGAAGAAAAAAGGTAAAAAGAAAAAAGGTAAATGTTGTGGGCGCTAAAACCAAACATTATTTTAAAACAGGCAAAGAATATAAAGGTGCAGTACACAAAATGCCTAACGGGAAAATACACACAGGAAAGACTCATACCAAGACATCGAAACCTGTAGTACATTTCAAGGACTTGTCTGCACGAGCAAAAAAGGTAGCTAAATCATAATGAAAAAATTACACAAAACTAAGAAAAAAACTTTTCCTGACTTAAACAAAGATGGAAAAGTAACACAAGCTGATATCTTGATGGGTAGAGGCGTGTTAAGAAAACAAAAGAGTGGTAGATATGGCTAAAGCTAAAAAGGGTAGAAATGTACCAACTAATCCTGCTCTATATTCAAGAGTAAAGGCAGAGGCAAAAAGAAAATTTAAAGTCTATCCATCTGCCTATGCAAACGCCTGGCTAGTTAGAACTTATAAGAAAAGAGGTGGAGGTTACCGAAGTGGCTAGGTCCACAGGCGGCCTTACTAAATGGTTCAAAGAAAACTGGGTTGATATAGGTTCACCAAAAAAGGGTGGTGGATTCAAAAAATGTGGTCGCTCTAAAGGAAGTGGTCGCAAGTACCCTAAATGTGTACCTGCTGCTAAAGCTGCAAGAATGACTAAATCTCAAATCAGGTCAGCAGTATCTAGAAAAAGAGCAAAAGCACAAGGCGTTGGCGGAAAACCAACAAATGTTCGAACTTTTACAAAAAGGAATAAATCATAATTGACAAAATTAGATTTACAAACATTTATGTTAAAAAACCGACTTTCTGTCGAGCAACTGTTTAGAATAACAGGGCATAAGCCTAATGAAATTCGTGGATATTTGCGAGGCAACAAGAAGATACCTTGGATGTGGACTGAGGAATCTTTAAAACAAAAAATAACTACAAACGATTAACTACACCTGCACAGCAGATAGAATCGAGGAGATAATATGGTAGAAGACAAAAAAGCACAACAAATACAAGCAGGGCAAGAAGCAAAAGCATTGTTAGAAAACCCAATACTTGTTGGAGCTTTTAACAAAGTAATAACTGAGGGATACCAAGGTTGGGTGTCTACAGATATTAACGATAGTCAAACAAGGGAATCGCTTTTTCACCAGCAACTAGCAATCCTTAAAGTCAAAAATGTTTTAGTGCAAGCTGTAGAAAACGGAATACTACTAGAACAAGAAAGAAAAGGAGGTAAAAAATGAGCGAAAACATCCCAACAAAGGAAAGCGCACATAAAGGAATACCTGTGACTGATGTAGAATCAGCACAGAAAGCACTTCTTAGCAGAATGCAGGCTTCGAAAGAACAACCTGAAACTGTTGAAGAAGAAACGGAAACTCAGGAAGCAGTTTCTGAACAGGCAATGGAAGTTGCCGAATCAGTTGAAAACGAAGCGGTAGAACAATTAACCGCAGAAGATATAGTCGATGATAATTTACAAGAGCAAGTTATCGAACCTAGAATGTTTACTGTTAAAATTGATGGTAAAGATACCCAGGTCACCGAAGACGAACTGTTGGCAGGTTATAGTAGACAGGCTGATTACACTAGAAAAAGTCAAGTAAATGCTGAAGAACGCAAAAAATTAGAAGAAGAAAAAGTTGCGACTCAACAGGAAAGACAGCGTTACCAATCACAACTTGAACAATTTAAAACACAAACTGATAGCAAATTGAAACAATTTGAATCAGTCGACTGGGTTAAACTCAAGGAAGAAGACCCAATGGAGTACGCTCTAAAAAGAGATTCGTACAGGGAACTTCAAGAAAGTAAGAGGCTTGCAACAGAAGAACAACAAAATCTTTTAGCACAGCAACAAAAAGAAAACCAACAAAGGTTTAAAGAAGAACTTGCTAGACAGCAAGAATTAATGGCACAAAGACTGCCTGAATGGAATGACCCTGAGAAAGGTCCTAAACTTAAACAAGATATTAGGTCTTACGCTCTAACTAAAGGGTTTACTGAACAGGAAGTTAGTACATTGATTGATGCAAGGTCAGTAGATGTTCTTCATAAAGCTATGTTGTATGATAATCTTTTGACAGCTAAGATAAACCAAAAGAAAGCAAAAGTTGTTCCTAAGATGCAAAAGCCAGGTATACCAACTACTAAAAATGAAGTTAATAGTGAAAAAGTAAAGCAAACCCGAGCAAGACTTAAGAGAACAGGTAGAGTTGATGATGCCGCATTGGCCATCAAATCTTTGATATCTTAGTCTAATACTAAACTTTTAACACATAGGTGTAATAATGGCACAATTAAGTAACACATTTGAAACTTATGATGCTGTGGGTAACAGAGAAGATTTACAAAATGTAATCTATGATATCTCTCCAACAGACACACCATTTATGTCATCAATCGGCACAGGAAATGCTGAAGCGACAAAACATGAATGGCAAACTGACTCCCTAGCATCAGCAGCATCAAATGCTCAAATAGAAGGTGATGATTCACCAAATGCTGCATTATCTGCTACTACTCGTGTTTTCAACCATACACAGATTTCATACAAACCTGTCATGGTCTCAGGAACACAAGAAGCAGTAAATCATGCAGGTAGAGATTCAGAACTTGCTTATCAAATAGCAAAAGCAGGTAAAGAACTCAAAAGAGACATGGAAGTAGACCTTACAGGCAAAACAGACGCAACAGCAGGCTCAGGCAATGGTGGTGCAGCTCGTAAGTCAAGAGGTTTCGAATCATGGACAGTAACTAACAACTCTTATGGTTCAGGCGGTTCAAACTCTAGTGGTTCTGTAACAGACGGAACACAAAGGGTTTTAACTGAATCACTATTGAAAGGTGAGTTAAAATCTTGCTTTGACAATGGTGGAGACCCTGACCTACTACTTGTTGGTTCATTCAACAAACAAAAAGTATCAGGATTTACTGGTAACTCAACTCGTATGGACATGGCAGAAGATAGAAGCCTAGTAGCTACTATTGATGTTTATGTTTCTGACTTCGGTGAAGTAAGAGTTGTTGCTGATAGATTCCTTCGTTCTTCAGGTAGAAGTGCGTTGATTGTCGATACAGAAATGTTTGCGACTGGTTTCTTAAGACCTTTCCAAACACAAGAACTAGCAAAAACTGGTGATGCTGAGAAAAGACTACTACTCGCTGAGTGGACATTAGTCTCTAAAAATGAAGCAGCTTCATCAACACTTGCTGACTTAACAACATCATAAAAATATTTTTCATGTGACTTCCTCACTATGAAGGGGCAGGTTTTTTCTCATATTGTTTTCCTGCCCCACTTAGATACCAAATTAATAATGGCCTTGAAGAAGGTATCTCTTCGGAACGAGGGTTATTAACACGGAGACTTTAATGAGAACATTAAACGATTATTTTGTCAGTGGCAGAGTTACTGACATATCAACAGCAGGTTCAACTTTTGTAGCTGTGCCTGATGGTGGCAGAATTATTAAAATTATGTCTGTCCTACAAGGAGCTATAAGTGGTGGTAACGCTGCGATTACTTTCGAGATTGGTGGTACTGCGGTAACAGGTGCAGGCTTTACAGTTGCACACTCAGGTTCAGCAGTAGGCACAATGGATGGTTCTGTTCCTACAGCACTTAACAGAGTCGAAGAAGATGGTTCTATCGAAATTATTACTGATGGAAACTCTACAGGTGCAGTAGCACTAGATGTAACATTTGTTATTAGGAGATAGAGATGTCAAAAATGAGAGTAACAAACACAATCAAAAGGACTGTCAATACCGGCTCTCAACAAACAGCAGCGACAAACGCAAACACAGAGTATGTAAGAGTAATGGCAGACACTAATGGTGTTCATATTGCTTTTGGGGCTAACCCAACAGCGACTACTAGCTCAACCATACTAGGCGCATACGACCCTGAAGTTTTCAAAATTGATGGTGGTATGAAAGTTGCCGCTATAGTTGCAAGTTCAACAGCAAACTTATACATAGATGAGTTGAGTGAATGAAGAAAAAGATAGATAAAAATCAAATTTTTCACTATCACAATCCTACAGGAGAGTTCGCTATAGAACACATCGAGGATATACAACCCCTTATTGATTCAAACAAAAAATTACAGCAAGAAGACCATCACAAGTCAGATGAGTTTAGACTATCTGCACGGATTCCAATGACTGTGGTTTATGAATGGAAAAGACAATTCGGGGTTGATTTATTTAACAAAGACCACAAAGAAGCAGTAAAAAAATTATTGAACAGTCCTGACTACAGGTATTTAAAGACAACAAATAGGCGAATATAATGGCAATATCAAATTATTCAGAACTCAAAGCAGCTATAGCAGACTGGTTGAACAGGTCAGACCTAACTGACTCTATACCTGATTTTATAGTATTAGCTGAAACGAGACACAAAAGAGATTTTAAAATAAGAAGAATGGAAACAAGAGTCACTGCTAACACAGTCGCAGATTCTGAGTTTTATAGTTTACCCGATAACTTTGTTGCTATGCGTAACATACAACTCAATACAGACCCTAAGACCCCATTAGAGTATCTAACACCTGAACAAATGGACAGGATATATGCTGGAAGTGCAAAAGGTAAACCAAAAGCATTTTCCATCATTGGCAACAACATACAATTAAGACCAATGCCTGACAGTGTATATCAAATAGAAATATTATATTTCAAACACTTTACAGCTTTATCAGATTCAAACACTACCAACGACATGCTTACTCATCATCCCGATGCTTACCTTTATGGAGCATTAGTAGAAGCAGAACCTTATTTGCAAAATGACAAAAGAATACAAACCTGGGCTGCATATTATGATAGAGCAAAAAATGATATAATCAGTTCTAACGAGAGAGATAGACACTCAGGTGTAGCGCCTACAACAAGAATCGACTATGGGTTATATTAATGACCACATGGACAGTACAGACAATAAGTTCTAGCACATGGACAACTGTACCTGAGACAGCTAGAGGATATATAGAGACTGAAGATAATTTATTCTTACTAGCTACAGAAGATAACGAATTAATACAACAAGAGGATTTGACAGATATATCAGAACTTGATTATCAAGATACAACAAATCCTTCTACAACTTGGACAGTACAATAGATGGCAACTAAAAAGATTTCAGAATTATCGACTACCACGACACCATCGAGTAGTGCGTTATTTCCTATCGTACAATCAAGCGATAACTTTGCAGTAACACTAGCAAATATTGCTGCAAATATGCCTGACTTAACAGCAACGAAGCTGACATCATCAAGCACGATTACAGCTAGCAGTGGTTTTGTAGGAAACCTTACAGGTAATGTTACAGGAGATTTGACCGGTACAGCATCTGCTGCGACTCTTGCTGCATCTGCTACAGCTTTGGCGACAGGCAGAACGATTGCTCTAACAGGAGATGTTACTTACACATCAGGGTCTTT